GCAATCAACCCAATGAACCAACTTGTATTTGATGGTATTGACTTTAGGTCTTTTCAAATGACCTTTCAATTTACACCAAAAAGTGCAGCAGAATCATCACAAATACAAAAAATTATACAAACTTTTAGGTCACATGCTGCACCAGAAATTAGTTCTGGTAGTGGTGGTATGTTGTTTACTGTTCCAGATTCTTGGATTATTCAATTTATACAAGTTGGTCAAGGCGAAAATCCTTGGGTTAACAAAGTTAAAGAAAGTGTTTTGGAACACATTGATGTGAATTACTCACCAAACGGAATTTGGTCAACACATCCTGATGGTTCTCCAACACAAATTAATTTGACATTATCGTTCAAAGAAATTCAACTTGTTGACCGTACACAAATCAATAAGGGATACTAATAATGCAGTATTTCAGAACTATTCCCAAGATAGTATATTACAATCCAATAACAAACAATCCAATCATCCTTACGGATTTATTGGCTAGAGCTAGTGTCATACCTACAATTTTTAGTGATCCACTTTTGTTTTATCAATATGACATACAAGATGGTGATACACCAGAAACTGTAGCCTTCAAATACTACGGTGATGCATATCGTTATTGGATAGTTCTATTCAGTAACCAAGCGTTAGACCCACAATGGAACTGGCCTCTAAGTTATCAGCAGTTCAATGCATATATTGCCGACAAGTATCAGGAATTTGATCCATATTCTATTGTCTATGAGTATCAACAAATCATTACACAATATGACCACACAACACAAATAACAACGGTCAATACTGTAACAATTTCTCAAGCAGAATACAATATTTTACCGAGTACTCCCACCACACAATCTTACACACTACCAACTGGCTTAGTTGATGTGACAACAGCTAGAAACGCTTTAAGTTATTATGATTGGGAACTAAGTATAAATGAATCAAAAAGAAGTATCAATCTAATCAATGTGAATTATGTTGATGAAGTTGAAAAAGAATTTAAAAAATTAATGAAGTCATAAAATGGCAACAGACCAAGGTAAAAGTATACACAATGCGTTAGACTATTCCATACAAGGACTAGACATTCTAACATCAGCGGGACAAAAATTTGACTTTAAACAGTTAATGACCTCTTTGACATACTTTGAGGACATGTATGGTTTTGTCAGTTCTGGAACCTTGTCTGTAACAGATGCTCAAGGTTTTGTTGAGGCCTTGCAATTGACAGGCAACGAATATCTTGAAGTAAACATCGGCAAGATTAAAGATGCACCAGATAATATCGTTGAAACTTTTAGAATCTACAAAATCAACAAGAGAAAACCAACTGGAAGTCAAAAGAGTGAGACATACGAGTTCAACTTTTGTTCTGAAGAACTATTTTTGTCCGAACAAAACAAGATAAGTCAGTCTTATCCTAGCACCAGTGTTTCAGATATCATCAAAGATATTCTTACAAACAAACTAAAAGTTAGTGACAATAAATTAAACATACTGGAAAGTACAACTGGTATATACGATTTTGTTATACCAAACATGAAACCATTTGAGGCCATCAGTTGGTTGTCAACATATGCAAGACCACAGAAGTATCCAGGTTCAGATATGTTACTGTATCAAACCAAAGAAGGTTTCAACTTTAGGTCTATACAATCAATTTTCAATGATGAAGTCTTTGGCACATACAAATACTCAGCGAAAAACGTAGATAACTCAGAACAACAAACAGAAGACAAACAAACTACAGTACAAAAATTTGAGATTGTAAAGAGTTATGATTCGTTGAATGAGGTAAACTTAGGCACTTTGGCCAACAGGTTGATTTCTGTTGATCCATTGATTAGGTCTTACTATGTTACAGATTTTGATTACACAAAGTATCAACCACAGGCATCAACACTAAACTCAAATGCACCAACCAATTATGCTGTCAATAGATTGGGTGAAGCACAGTATCAGGCTTTCGATGGTGCCTTGAAAGTGGCCACATCCAATAAAGATGAGATGAATGTTCCTTACATTAAGGCAAGACCTGGTTCTGTGGCCAAAGACATCTTTATTGAAACTTATGTGCCACTACGTACTGCACAGATTTCATTGGTTAACTATACAAAGATTAAGTTAACTATTCCAGGTGATCCTGCCATAACGGTTGGTAAAGTTATAGAATTCAAGATGAGTTCTTTGGACCCAGCAAACCCTAATCCAGAAGAAGATAAGTTTCTTTCTGGTAAATATCTTGTGACTGCTGTTAGACACATCTTCACAACAGACCAATTGGTTACTATGTTAGAAATAGTTAAAGATAGTTCACCAAACAAATATCAAGCAATCAACACATCTTCTGACTGGCAAGAGGCGATAACATCATGATGCAAAATTTTATGGGTAAAGATGGTTTCGTCTGGTGGATGGGAGTTGTGGAAAACAACGAAGACCCGTTGAACCTCGGTCGTTGCCAAGTACGTTGTTTTGGTTGGCACACGGCAAACAAGATGCAAATACCAACAGAAGGTCTACCTTGGGCTTTGCCGATGAACTCTGGCAATAATTCAATGACTGCTGCAGCACCATTGGTTGGTGATTATGCGTTTGGTTTCTTTACGGACGGCATGAATGGACAGGCCCCATTGATGTTGGGTGTGTTTCCTGGCATTCCTGTTAACGGTGCTAATCCTTCTATGGGATTCTCGGAAGGCACGTTCTATCCAACTGGAGAACCTACCACAAGTAGACTGTATAGAAACGATGGAACTGGCACCACAACTATTGACTACCATAATAGTAACTTGGACACAGGTGTACCTACAGCTTCAGGTGGTTCTTGGAGTGAACCTAAGTCTGGTTATGCAACAAAGCCACCATACAACAGAGTAACAGAGACTGTTGCTGGACATATTTTAGAATTGGATGATACACCTGGTGCGGAACGTGTACATTTAAATCACAAAAGAAATGGTTTAACTTTCTTTGAGGTTGCGCCTGATGGTTCTAAAGTGACCAAAGTTCAAGGCAAAAACTATGAAATTTACCTATCTGATAACAATGTGCATGTAAAAGGTGTCTGTAACATTACCGTTGACGGAGACTCAAATATATACGTAAAGGGTAATGCCACACAGAAAGTTGATGGTAACATGACGATGAATATCGGCGGAACTTTTACTGGTACAGCTTCTTCATGGACATTCAATGGCAATATCACTGAAAATGGTTCAATTACCGCATCAGGTGACGTTATTGGTAGTGGAATTAGTCTAGATAATCACGTACATCCTGATCCACAGGGTGGAACCACTGGCGAACCACAATAAATAGAAGATGGCCACACTACAACACATTTATTCAGATATAGATTTTACTTTCATGCCGAAGCCGGTAACAGGTGATGTGGCACTTAGCTACGACCAGCTAGCGGTCATTCGTTCCGTTCGTAATCTATTGTTGACAAACCACTTCGAGAGACCATTTAATCCAGACTTAGGTTCAAATTTAAATGCTTTGTTGTTTGAAAACATTTCTCCAACATTGACTGCGGCATTACAAAACGAAATCATTAGCACAATAGCAAACTATGAACCAAGAGCAACGGTAGAAACTGTCGCAGTAAGTGTTCTACCTGACCAAAATGCGTATAGTGCAACAATTACATTCTACATTGCAAATGCAACAGTACCTACAACAGTAACCGTTTTACTACAGAGAGACCGATAAAATGGCCGGTGCAAATACAAACATTCAAGTTACAGATTTAGATTTTAATCTAATCAAGAATAATTTCAAAAACTATTTACAGTCTCAAGACGTATTCAAAGATTACAACTTTGATGGTTCTGCTTTGTCTACTTTGTTGGATGTTCTCGCATACAACACACAATACAATGCTTTCTATTTGAACATGGTCGCCAATGAAATGTTCTTGGACACAGCATTACAAAGAAATTCTGTTGTATCTCACGCAAAATTACTTGATTACATACCAAAATCTAACATTGCACCAACAGCAATTATTAACTTGCAAGTAAATCAAGTAACAGATACATCATTGACTTTGCCAAAATTCACCTCATTCTTGTCTGAGTCTATTGATGGTGTAAACTATAACTTTGTCACAACAGATTCTTTTACAGTTAATGCAAATAACAGC